GTTTCGGTAAATGCCGTACTCTGAAAAGTCTGGCTCGGTGTTGTCGTTCCAATCGAGCGAGACCAACCTGCCCGTTCCGATGACGGCGGATAATCCGGTCGGAGTTGCAGGCGGCGTAGTGTCTGGCGCAACCGTGACCGAGCTGTTGACGTAGCTCGTGCTGATTCTGAAATATGATTCGCCGAAGATTCGCACGTTGTAGTTAGTGCCGATCTTCACGTCGGAGCTGATAAAATCCTCGGTTTGGTCGCCTTCGACTCGGCTCCATGTCAGATACGTCGTGCTCGTGCTCGGCTTGTATTCGATGACGACTGCGCCACCGCTCTGGATAAACTCACTCGGAGGCGGAGTCCACTTGACTTGTATGCGCGGAATAATTGTTCCGTCGGCTTGAACAAACTGCGTGGTGCCGTCTGCCGTTAGCGTTAGTCCAGATGGTGCGCCGAGCGTAAACGGGTCGGGCAAGGTCGTGTTGGGCGAGTCGGCGACATAAACCTCGTCGGCCACCGTCCACGAGTAAACCGATGACGCGGTTTCGCGCAGGGTCATGTCGATGTAAAGCTGCGGAGGACTTCCGTCAGTTGCAAAGTGCCACTCGCCAACTTCGAAAACCTTAGACGACCAACCGAGCTTGTCATTGGTGATCATCACCGTATCGCCCGCGCGAACTTGCATCGCCTCAAGACGGAATCGAGCAGTGAACGTGATCTCCTCGCGTGCGCGGCGTAGCTCGATCACGGCCAAGCGTTGAGCGCACGACGATGAGGTTGTGAACGGCAGCACGACGTCGCGGTAATAGCGCGTGTTGTTGTCGTTGGTAACGTAGGTTGCCGACGAGATCGTCGGAAAGTCTGACACCTGCCAGTTGTTCGACTCGCTGACGTAGACGCCCTTGACTGAGTTCACGCGATCGCGCGCGCTCGTGCGGGTCTGGATGTTGAGCGGGCCAACAAAGTGCTTCTCCGTAAGAGTCACGGTTGGTATGCGATAGCCGCCAGCATAAGGCACTATCTTGCCACCGGAGTATGCAATAAGTCCGCCCATCGCGGACAAGAGTTTTCCGATGTTCTCGTCCGGTGACGCGCTCGTGGCGATGACTCCGTTGCTTTCGTAGCGGTTCTCGTAAGTTACTGGAGATACAGGAAGCACCTGCACTTGCTCCTCGCAGATGTTCGCGGCTGCGGTGATCGCGGTGTCGTCAACCTCGCTCGACGAAAGACCCATGCCAACTGCCGAGTCGGTCAGGTAATCGCGTAGACAGAGCGCAGCGTTAGCCGAGTAAACGGTCGTCGTCGTTCGCGGGTCGTAAACCTTCTTGCCCTTGATCACCGCTGAGATGTTTGGAATTCCACTTGGGAATTTCTCGGTGTCCCAAGTTAGGCGAACGTAGAGGTAAGCGATGCCGCGCAGGCGATGATCAGAAGTCCACTTACCATCCGTTAGGCTGGTCGTGTCGTTGATTAGATCAGTGTCCGCCGTTTGGCCTGAGTCGCCAAGGTGTTTGTTCACGCGCGCAACACCATTGTAGAATCCGGTCGGCGTGTTGCTGACGAGTGGCACGAGGTCATCATTGAAATAAACTGATTCGATCTCTTGAATTTCATGGCCGGCCAATGCAACCACGATGTGCAAATACTCGTTCTTGGTTCCGGTTGTGGATAAATAAACGACCGTGCCTGAAACTCGACAGCGACCATAAATCACGTTACGCGCCGAGATAGGCGATCGTACCATCTGCGAGCGTTGAGAGAGCGAGGCGTCAGAATAGCTTGGAGCCTTTGGCGCGAGGAGCTTCGATGCGGCCATTGATGCCGCAGTAATAGCAACAAAGTTTAACGCAGTCGTGATCGCGGTTGCGATTGCGACGCTGTTGAAAACGTCCATGAGCGCGACCCAAACGAGAGGATTAGCAAAGACTGGCATGGTTAGATTTTCCAGAAGCGCGTTTCTGCGCCGTCGTTTAAGTTAGCAAATTTGAGTCCGTCCTTGCCGACGAACGCTGCGGTTGAGCCTAGCACAACACCCATCGTGTCGCCGTTGCCACAATCGCGCACCGCAATGTCGCCACGAGCAGCGAATCCTTGGCCGATTGGTTTAAATCCTAGAGGATTGAAGTGCGTCTCGATGGTTCCGATCAGCCCGCCGTGGTTTTCAAGCACGCGCACGCCCGATAGCGCACTGTCGTAGGTGCCGCGCAAGGTCGCCGCTGGATCAAGTCCGGTGCAAAGTTGAATCCAGTTTGCGCCGAACAAGCAGCAATCGTTTACGCCCCACGCAAAAGCCTCATCGCGCTTCAGGTCGATGTAACTCGCTAGAGCTTCGGGCCAGTTGGCACAACGGGTTGGCATGGTTATTCGTAGCCAGTCGGTTCGTAGTTGCCACCACCGCTATCATTAACTGGAGCTGCAAACTTCGCATTGCCCCAGTAAATCTCCTTTTCTTGTATAGAATTAACAAATTCGAGGCCTTTATCGCCAGAATAGAGGTTCTTTTGCTCCTCATCTGTGTAACGCACTTCGCGCGGACGCCGAAAATCCACGAGCTTATTTTCGGCAGTCATGCCAATGGTCGCGTTCTGACCGTCGTCGTTGATCGACATGACGTCCATGCGACCGGAGAAGATCGTAATCGGCGTCGAGACTAGCGCACCGCTGGAATCGAGCGCGCCGAACATCACCGAGCACGCCTTGCCTTGGTAGTTCTCGGAGAGAGCGACTGCAATCATGGCAGTCGGCACGCCTGAGAGCTGCATCGTGATACCGCGCGCGGCAAGGTCGGTTGTTTCCTCAACTGGCGAGATCGTGCCAAGCGTTCCGATTCCAAGGTAGCCGGTGCCAGCATAGGTTATCGTGCCGTAACCGCTCCAGAGGTTGACCGGAGTCGTGAACGAGAGCGACGCGAGAATGATAGGCGAGAGCTGCGACGCGCTGACCTCAGTGACCATGTTGGCCGACAGCGATCGGCCTGCCGTGGTAATACTCATGAGGCGACGTCCTCCATTACGTTAAACGAGACGCCGTAGAATTTAGCGGTGTCGATGCTCCATTGCGTCGAAGGCTCGGCGAGTCGGAATACACCCTTCGCATTGGTATAAGTGATCGAGGTGCCGCCAGCGTAGGACGAGCGTAGGACTGGAAACACGTCAACTGACGACGACGAGTTGACCTGCACAATCTTGTAAAGCGATGTCGATATTTGTATCCAGTCGCCCGCAGCAAATGAGCCAGTTGCACCGCTGATGCCTAGCGTCGTGCCATTAGCCGTAGCCGAGGACACAGTGAGCGTTCCAGTCACGGAGCCGCGAGCCGTTGGGTTTGCGTAATCTTGAAAATAGAACGTGCCGCGCTGCGCCATAAGCAGAAACGAAACGACTTGTTCCGCTGCGGTACGCGTCATTGGCGGGCAATCCACGGTGCCGAGCCAGCCTTGACCACTCCAGTTGTATTGCTGCACCTGCATCGTAAACGGCGAGATATTGCGCGAGACTGCGCTGAGTCCGGTCAAGGATAGGCGCGAGGCTTCAAGCGCAGCAGGTGGCGTGAGTGGATAGGAAATAGCCATGAGATTAGGCGAAGGCTGAACGATACGCGCCACCACGGCGCACCATGTCTGGAATCTCGGCTTTAAGACGGCGACGCTCTTGCTCCAAGATCGGCGCGAGTTCGTTGCGCGTGACGCCTGCGGCGATGTTATAGCTCACGTTAATCGAGGAACTAGAGGAACCACCGCCTTGGTTCATGTTGGAGTTGGAAACGATGGAGCCACTGGCACGCGGCACAAATAATTCTGGGCCACGTTCACCAACGATGTAAGGACTGTTGGCCGATACTGGGCCGCCCATCGCTCGCATACCAAATGCGGCATTGATTGCGCCACCAATTCCTTTTGCGAGCGGAGCAGTAACGACATTTTGAAAGACAAGACGGATCAAATCCATTCCGATTTGTTTTAGAACGTCGCTTAATTTTGCACCCGCTAAAACTGCATCTTCAAAACCAGATGCAATAATTTGACCTGCTTCGTTTCCAAGTCGGTTTTGTTCGATTAGTAATCCATTTATTTTTTCATAAATAGGAACTAATTTTTCTTTAGCATTTGCAGAAATAGATTTATCAGCTGAAGAAGCATCTTTTAATAATTCAAACTCGCGCGCTCTTAATCCTAGCAATTTCTCAGAAGTAGAAACATTTCCTTCTAAAAGTTTAGATTGAGCAACGCCGTATGCTTCGGTTGCCGCAGCATATTTTTTATCAATTTCAATCAATGATTTAGTCGCATCTATCTCAATTTTTGTAGCCTCATTTCGTTTACGAGCAGCTGCAAGTGGATCACCTCCTTCGATTGTATTTGCTTCGGCGCGCAACGCTTTTGCGCGATTCATCGCCTCGCTTGCCATAAGTGATTCGCTTTTACCTAAATCCTCAAATTGACGCTGCAAATTTGCAGCTTCCTCATTTAACGGTTTAAGTTCTTCTGTCACTCGTGACAATCTAATCGATGCTGCTCTTGCTGCATTATCTTCTGCAGTAAACATTCCGACCGTTGCAATGGCACCTTGAGCTATTGTTTTTTGAAATGCCAATGCAGTTTGATCTGCAAGATCAGTTGCAATCGTTAATTTATCTACATCAGTTGAACTTAATCCAAGTTTAACTGAATTTTTTTCGGCATCTTCTAATGTCGAATTGAGTTTAGATACTGCACCGGCAACCGCTTGAAATCCTAAAAAACCAGTCAAGCCTTTGGCAATAGTCTTAGTCGTTGATTGAATCTTTTGCAGCGAGTTTTGCACGCTCGCAAAAGCCATCTTTGTTGCGTCAACCGCCCTGAGTGTGAATGTAGCTTCAGCTGCCATGTTGTTTTCTCAGTCGATTTTGGTGGTTAATATAAGCGAGCCAGCCGTTCATTTCTTCAACTGGCATGGTGAGGACTTCGTGAGCGAATTTGCCGAGACGTTCAGCGATTGCATAGACGGCGAAGAGGTCGGCACCTTCATCGCCGCCGATTAGTTTTTTAAGTCGTCGAGCTTTGCGGAGCTGTCCGCTAGAATCTCATTGGCGACGCGAGCAACAACATTGCTGTCGGCCTTGTTAAGCAAGGTCGGCTTGTGTTCGATGGTAAACAGCTTTTTTCCGCTTTCGTCGCTCGCTTTCATAATTAAAATATCCACGAGCAAATCCATATCGTTATTCTGAGACTTTTTATAAACGCGATTCTTCTCAGCCAAGGTCATTGGCGTCGAGAAGATCACGAGTTTCCACTCAGGAACCTCAATGCATTTGGTGCCGAGGTTGTTGAAATGTTCGCGGACGAGATCGATGGCTTCCATGTGTTTTGTTTTGTGTTTTCCTAGCGTTAAGCAGTCAGGGTCGAGAGCACGCCGTTACCTTCAAAGGCAATCGAGCCTTCTACCAGACCATCAAAGCTAGCCGAGACGTCGAACTTTGTGACGATAGCAGAACCGCTGTAATAAACGTCGGTCACTTGATTGCCTTCTGGATAGAGGACAAGCGTCACGGTTGATCCGATCGTGACCAGAAGTTGGCCTGCGTCGGCTTCATCCCAGTATAGATCAGCTGATGCGCTCCAAGTTTTCATTGAGCCTTGGCGCGTGCGGTAGGTATCGCCGATCACGCTATCCTCAACGGTGTCGGAAGAGTGCGAGAGCGAGTAATTGCGGAGTTCACCAATAGTGGTGGACGAGATTTTGATAAGGCCTTCGCGGCCGAGATGGTTAGCCATGTTAATCGTTGGTTAGATAGATGCAGTTGAAAGTGTGACGTGCGGTGCCCCAGCGGCGTTCCTCGTCGGGTTCGATCACATATTCGACATTCGTCAAATGCGTATCACGACAGACTCCACCAAGTGTAACATCAGATAATACCGCCGCTTCAACGGCAGCGGAACCGGTATCGAAAAGATCGTCGATCAGATACGTTCCGCTTTCAGCCGTGAAGTAATCGACGACGAGTTGGAGCTGGCGATACTGCGTGCGATTGCTTGGGCCTAACGTGCGGACTTCGATTTGCTCGGTGACGGCATAGACCGCAGCCGAAGGAAAGCTGACGCTGGCAATCGTGTTGTTGCGACCGCGCAGGATGTTCGCCGTGGGTACGACCAGAGCGGACGTGAGAGCGGTTGCGGTAGCATTACGGATGTTTGTGCGTGTGCTCATGCGGCGGCAGTTAAAAGTGGCATTGTTCCGTTGACCTTGATGAATCCTAAATTGACGGCGCGGTTAGCAAGAACGGCGTTTACCTTTTTAACGGTGGTGCGCTCGCGTGAGTTGATCGCGCCATCGACCATGCGTTGATAATTTGGAATCTTCACGTTAGTAGCAGTTGCTTTGATGAAAGGTCTTTCTCCAAAGTTAGAACTGACGTAACCAAACAAGCGTCCATTGACTCCGCCTTGTGGTTTTAGTTTGTCCGAAAATTTCTTGTAGCGTGCACCAGAAACTTTTGCTGATGAGTTCCAGCCTGATACTGTCCAACCAACACGGTTCTCGATTTCATTTCTAAACCTTTTGAAATCCGCACCAAATGCTAGATTTACTGATTTTCCAGTAATTCTACCGCGTAGATTTCTGCGATCTTTATGTTCTTTTCTTAGAGCATCTTCATTTTCTAATAATCTCATTCCGTAGTATCCTGTAAGTTTTGGATTTCGTAAAAGCGCGCGCATTTTTTCTACCTCACGCTTGCGAACATACTTTGCCATCGACTTATAAAATCCACCCTTAGTTGCTTTTGCTTCCAGATCGCTATAAACAAGAGGTTGAGCAAGCCGACTAAAATCGGCGCGTACCGCATTAACGCCTTGTTGCTTATTCTTTGGAGGCGTGAATTTCACGATAGTCTGAATCGCGTACTTGGCTTCCTCTTTAATCACCAAGCCGAGATCAACTTTTGCGGCCAGAGCAAGACGCGCCAGTTGATATTCTAAGCGATGAAAGCTAGTCTCAATCTGAATCATATTGTTTTACACACTTCGATTTCGCAGCCCGCGCCCTCGGCATCCAATGTCACGCGCTCAATGAAATAGGTCACGCCAGCGCGCGAAAGAGTCTGCGTAACTTTAGGAACTGCGCTCACGCTCGTCGTCAAAAGAAACACAGTAAACTTAGAATCGTCACGGCGTTGATCTTCAAAGTCCGAGAAGGCATCACGCGATGCAGACCAGACTCCGGTGATGCTGTTGCCTTGGTAGGTGAACGCGATGCCAGCCTGCGCCAAAATAGCGTCGAAATCGGCATTGATCTGAGTCGGGTCAAAGTCTCGCACGGCAGCCATACTTATGCGCTTTTAGTCAAATACCACTGCGCGTGCAGTTCTGGCCGATTCTCGCGCAGCCAAGGCTCGGCGTCGTCTAAGCATTTCTGTGCGTCGCTGCCACAGGTCTGGCTTCCAACGTGGTGGACGTAGGCGCGCGAGATAAAGTGCGGTCGCTTCATGTCGAGGCATTGCACGTCGTCAGAGAAC